TTCTTTTGCCGTATTCTCTGTGATTTTTGTATAAAGCATATCTTCAATAATCACATCTTTCTCCTCACCTGTAAATCTAATACCCAAAGCCGTAGCCATGTTTTTCTTTTGAGATTTTGTAAGAGATTCAAATCTAGAGTGTAATTTACTAACTCTTTCTCTCTTAGACTCTCTAACAACTGCATCTGCTTCTTCATCTGCAATAATCCACTCTGCTGTAGGATGCTTACTTAAAGCATTTTCTCCAATAACAGTCATTGGGTCAGAAGTCATTATAGCGTACACTAATTCATCTAATGGTTTATTTAAATCCAATATTTGAATATCTCTTCCTACCTTTGCTCTACACTTAGAGTTATTAAAGAAAGCGTCTTTTCTATTTGATGGGTCAGCAGAAGTTATTTTAGCTCCTGTTGCATCATCATTAAATGCTAATTTTTTAACTAACTCGTTAATTTGAGCATCTGAATATCTATTTCCTACAGGACCTAATTGAAATCTATAATTTTGTTCATCAAATTGAGGTCTAATCGTGTTACTGTTTGCTAAAAAAGCATAAGTTTCTGAAATAGATTTGTAAGAAGGGTCAATATTGACTTGCCAATGTTTGTTCTTCCTAATGTTTGGGTAAATCTTTACCTTTTTTGGTTTAATTGATTCTGACATATTTTTTTGTTTTGTGTGTTTAAAAAATAGTAGCTAAGACTCAGACTCGAACTGGTTAGTTGGAATTTTATTCCAATGAGGTCCATACCTCCCTCCTGCTATCCTCTATCAAATGATAGAAAAAAAAGGGTATGATTAGGTGGCTCATACCCTAAGGCCTATATAGGTTTTATTTTCCTCTTAATACTGCTGGAATCAACTCACCGCATTTTGTAACATCTTTTACCATGATACCTGCGTATTCCATTCTATGTACAGTCCAGAAGTCACCTGCGTGAGACATCAATGAACCTTGGTTGTTTCCATAAGGATTAGACAATCCACCTGTGTAACCATAAGCAACATCTCTAGAAGATTTCAAGTAAGCGATGTTTTTACCAAAACCATCACCCAATCCGTAGTTAACGAATGTAAATCTTGAAGACTCTGCTGGGTAACCATTCTCATCTAAGATAGTGTTGAATGTTACGTCATCATAAGCTTTCATGTGCATAACTGTCAATGAACCACCTAATTTGAATTTGTACTGAGTCCAAGGAGTTTCTGTGTAAGACAATCCTGTTGGGCCACCTGGTACTAAAGAATTACCATCAACTTTAATGAAATAATCTTTCATATCTTTGAAGTAACCTTGAGTTATTTGGTTGATAGCCTCATCAAACAATCTCAATCCAATCTCTCCAGTCCACATTACAACATTTCTTTGGTCATAAGCAACTCTACCGAAGAAAATATCAGTTAAGAAGTCTCTTACTAATCCAATAGAGAAAGTGTTATAGTATTCTCTGTATCCATCCTCCAAGATTTCTTGAAGACCTGGTCCTTGATTTACATAGTATCCTGTAGACTCATCTACTACTGTAGAAGAACTTCTTTGATACATCAAATGTAATTCTTTTTCCATTTCGAATTCTTTGTTGAATTTAACCTCAGCAACAGAAGTAATATACATATTATTCTTGATTGGAGAGTTCATTGCTTTTTGAATTCTGTTTTGGAAGTTTTCTTGAGACTCACCTTGTTTTCTTCCTGCAAGGATTAACAAATCTGCCTCAGTCAAGTTACCGTTCAATTTTCTTTGAGCAGCATCTCCTGTCATTTGGTATTGTTTTCTGAATCTAGAAAGACCAGAACGGAATTTAATTTTTCCGATTGAATCTACACTCATTGAACCACCTTTTACAGAACCTTCAGAGTAAGTAGAAGACATTTTCATTACTCTTGAACCAATAACAAACAAATCAGTTGGTACGAATAATGTAGGGTCATCAGTCATAAGTTTTACAGTGTAAACAGTGCTTGAACCGTCTTTTTGACCTGCACTCATTACACGCATGTTGAATTTTTTGCTGTCTGTGAATACCAAAGTATCACCTTCAACAAAAGTTCCTAAATCTAATTTTAATTTGAATGGTCTTTGTCCTGCACCTTTTGTAGTGTTAGATGGCTCAACATCTTCAACCAACAATGCTGGTCTGTAACCTGATACCATGAATTCCCATTCTACTTTGTTACCTTCTACGGTAATTGTGTCTGCACCTTGAGCAAGTTCCAAAAGTGGAGCTGTACCGTCAAACAATGTTTTCATTGAAGCTAATTGACCCATACCACCCAAAGCATCTACGTCAGTTTTAATTAAACCTGATTGATATAGATTGTTCAAGTTAGTATAATTCATACCCCAATTACGGTCTCCTGTTAACATAGGAGCCTTAATGATTCCGAATTTACTTTGTGATAATTTCATTTTTTTTAAATTTATTTATTTTAATTGATGAATTCTATTTTAAAATCGTTAGATTCTTTCTTTTTACCTGCTGTCTTCTTTATAGAGTCTGCAAGTTTGCTTCTAACTTTACTTTCAATTTCTACTTTTTCAGATTTATCAGAAAGCCCTTCATATAATTTGTAAGCTAATGCCACCATTTTTTCTGGGTCTGACAAATACTCATTAAGTACTTTTTTAAATCCTGTTGACCTTCCTACGATTTGACCTTTATTGTCTTTAATATCCATAGGAGAAAAAATAAAATCTTCAAGATTTGTTTTTTGGTTTTTAGCAATAACTACATTATCACTTTTACCAATTTTGATAGTTTCTCTTATTTTGTTCACTGTTTTAGAATATTCTTCTCTCTGATAACGAGCATATTCTTCTTGTGACTTTATTAACTCTTCTTCTTGTTTCTCTCTGTATTTTTGTAAATCAGATTGAATTTTAGAAGCTTGGTTAAACAATTTGTTTTTTTCTTTATAACCCTCTACAAGTTCTTCTGCTTCTTCTTCCTCTAAACCTTTTACAGATTGTAAATAAGTTTTTACTAGAGCTGTGGCATTATCTTCATCTTCTATATCTACATCCACCCAATTTGTGTCTGCATGTAAATTAATATAATCGTCAATATTACCTCCGTTTTTCAAGAAATTAAGAACACCGTCTACTTTAGGGTCATCTATTTTGTAAGCATTTTTAACCATACTCACTGCTCTATCTTCTAGAGTTTTTTCATAAGCATCATATAAAGACTCCTCATCACCTTCCCAATCTTCTGGAATATCTAAAAGATTTTTCTCAGCTAATTCTTGAGCAAAGATTTTCAAAGGACTTTCTTCTGTATCATCCTCCTCAGTTTCTTCTTCCTCTTCTTTTACTTCAGACTCTTCTTCAGACTCTTCAGTTTTTTTAGCTTTCTCTTCTTTTTTCTTTAAGATGGCTTTTTTTTCTTCTTCAGTTAGGTCTAACTCATCTAAGTTTGACTCATCCACTAAATCAGGGTTAACTAAATCAGAGTCATCATCTTCTTCTTCAATCTCATTAAGAGTTTGAATTTTGTCTGTTAGATTATTGTCATCTAGCATACTATCGCTAAATTCCATAATCTCGAAATCTAGATTACTTTCTATCATATTGTTTTTGTTTTTTGTGTGTAAAATTGTATTGCAAAATTGAAAAAAAATTATTTTTTTATTGAATTTATTTTTGTATATTACAAGGATTTGTTACATAACTATTTATAAATCAACTATTTAATATTTTTATTATCTTTACCCATTAAAGCTATTTCTTTTTCTAATTTTTTATTTTGTAATTCTATTTGCTTCATTTTCTCCTCTTTTAGACTAACATCTGCTGTTGATTGATTTTTAAGCATTTGTAATTCTACTAGGTCATTTTCATTATTTTCGTTAACATCATTAGCTCTAGCAAACCTCTCAGCATTAAGTTCTGCTGCTTGAAGAGTAGTTAAGTTTTTATCATCAGCAATTTGTTTTTGAACTCTCAATCTCTCTTGTTCCATTTGAGCTTGCATTTGCATTTGTTGCTGTTGTTGCTCTTGTTGAGCTTTTTGCATTTCCTCTTCTTTAGCTTCTTTTTGAACTTGTATTCTATTAATAATGTTCTTAACCTCTGTAGCATTCTCTGATGTTATAATCTCAGCAGCTATTCTTAAATCTCCACCACCATTTTGAATAATAGGTTGCATAAGTGATTTAAACTGATTAAGCATTTCTGTATCTCTTAAAGTATTTGTAATATATACTTTATAGTTATAGTTAGCAAAATCTGAATATTCTGTATTTAATGTAGCAACACTTAAATCAGAAAGGATATAAGACGCTTTTAAAGGGTTTTCTTTGTAAATTACTTTACATACTTCAATATAGTTCTCTACAGCTCTCTCTTTAACGTAAGAATGCATATAAAACCATTTCTCAGTTTGGTTAGAAGACTGTATAATACTTTGTTGGTTATTA